CAAAGTGAAGTACTCAAAAGCCCTTTAAAAGATAGACATAAATTTGATATAGATCCAAAGTGTGTAAAAAATAAAGAGATATATGTCTCTGCTTCTGGACATGTATTCCCTTGTTGTTGGGCACATACTTCTATTTGTAGTTCTCAAAATATTACAGCTGAAGAACGAATAGATATTAGATCGATGGTGGTATCACCAGAAAACGATGTGAAAAAATTTGGATTATATGCTGCTATGGCTTGGTTTAGTAATATTCAAGAAAGATGGAATACTGATGATCAGCCATATATTTGTTCAGCAAAATGTAACGTAAAACAAGATACAGTGAAATTACAATATGTATAATGTCGAAATGGTTCACTTTGAACCAACTCAAATGTGCCAAGCTTCTTGTCCTATGTGTGATAGAAATAAAAATGGTGGTGAAGTCAATCAATATTTGAAAGATGAATCCATGACAATTGAAGGTTTTAAAAAAGCATTCTCACCAGAGTTCTTATCTCAATTACATACATTTTATTTTTGTGGTAATCATGGCGATCCTATATTTGCGCCTGATATGTTAGAAATGGCTGAATATGTTCGTGAATGTAATTCAAAAATAAATTTATTTGTTACTACAAATGGTGGAGCTCGAAAGCCTGAATGGTGGGAAAGGTTAGCTAAAGTCGTTTCATTCGTAAACTTTTCAGTTGATGGATTACAAGACACAAATCATTTCTATCGTCAAGGTGTTAAGTGGGATCATGTTGAAGAAAACATGGCAGCATTTTGCGATGCAGGTGGACATGCTAAATGGACATTTCTAGTTTTTAATTATAATGAACACCAAATCGAACAAGCAGAAATGTTCTCAAAAATTCTAGGTGTAAAAGATTTTATCGTAAAAAAATCTGGACGATACATCAATACAGCAAATTTACAAAAGAAAGATACGCATCAGGCAATATTTCGTGGTAAAGATTCAACACGATTGTCTCCACCAAAGAATCCAAAATATCGTAATAAAGCAATTGATGAAGATTATGATAACATTGTAAAAACATATGGATCTATGGATAGCTTTATCGACGTGGCTGAGATTAAACCAAAGTGTATGCAGAAAAAAGAAATATACGTATCCGCTGAAGGTTTAGTATTTCCATGTTGTTGGTTAGCTGGCCAAGTTTATAAGTGGTGGCGACCAATGGAAGATTCTCAAGAGTATAAAGTGATTCAAAAATCTGGTGGATTTGAAAAAATTAATGTACACTATACTCCACTTGAAAAAATTATTGAAGGTGATTTTTTTAATTCAGTTAAAGATAGCTGGGATATACATGGAGTAGGACAAGGTAGAATGAAAACGTGTGCGACCAAATGTAATGTTGGTTTTGATCCATTTGTGGCGCAATGGCAATGAATACAAAGATACTAGGAATCTCAGAAGGAAGTCACGATGCTGCATGGTGTTGGATTCAAGGTCCAAATATTATTGAAGCACATCACGCTGAAAGACATTCACGAATAAAGAATGATAAGTGGATCAATGAATGGCAGCTTCCTCAAGGGTGGTTTGACGTTGTAGGCCATGAGGACAAAACACGAGTTGATCGTAGAAGACGTATAGCTGGTCAAAAACCTTTAAAAGAAAATATAAAAATAGATAGATTTTATAATCACTATGAAACTCATGCCTGGGCTGGATGGGCAACAGCACCTTTTGATGATTGCGATATTCTTTGTATTGATGCGATTGGCGAATCTGAATCAGCTGCGGTGTTTGAAGTCAGAAATAAAGTATTTACTAAGACTTGGGAAATGAAATATCCACAGAGTCTTGGCTTGATATATTCTGCAGTGACAGCTGCATTAGGCTATAAACCTATGGAAGACGAATATATTGTAATGGGACTTGCAGCATACGGCGAACCTACAGTTGATTTTGAATATCTTTTAGATGAAAATTGTCATAAAGGAATTAAATTACCAAAAAGCATGCCAGAAGATATTGCTGCTTCAGTACAATCATTGTATGAAAAACATTTACTTATTTTAATCGATAAATACTGTAAACATAATAATCTTATTTTAATGGGTGGCTGTGCTCTTAATTGTGTGGCTAATTCAAAAATTCAAAACAAAAATATTTGGATTATGCCAAATCCCGGAGATGCTGGCTCGTCTCTTGGTGCTGCAGCAAGACATTATGGTGATAAAATAAAATGGGAGGATCCTTATCTTGGAACAGACATCAAAAGGCCTATCAACGCGAGAGAAGTTGCAAGCTTCCTTAGCACTACTGGGGTGGCTGGCGTGGCCAACGGTAGGGCTGAATTCGGCCCTCGTGCTTTGGGGAATCGTAGTTTGTTGGCGGATCCACGACTGGACATTAAAGACACGGTCAATGAGATTAAGCAAAGGCAAAAGTTTAGACCCTTCGCACCAGCAATCCTTGAAGAATATGCCACCGAGTTTTTTGAAGGACCAATGAATGAATACATGCAGTTTGTAGCAAAAGCAAAACATGATTATAAATCTGTTACTCATGTTGATGGAACTGCAAGAGTACAAGTAGTAAAGCCAAATTGTAGATCTATTATTCGACCTATTCTTGAAGAGTGGTATGAATTAACAGGTTGTCCTATGTTACTCAATACAAGTTTAAATATCAAAGGGCAACCAATAGTTGATACTTGGGAACATGCTTTAGATTTTGAAAAGAAATACAAAGTGAAAGTATTTTAATGAATAAATTATTGATATTTGATCTTGATGGTGTTTTAGCTGATACACGTGAAATACATTACCACGCGCTTAACGAAGCACTTGAAGAAATACTAGGCAAAGAAGCTGTCATCGATAGAGATACACATTTATCTCAGTATGACGGACTTCCCACTACTGTAAAACTTAAAAAGCTCAAAATTGATTCAAGTTATCATAACGACATATGGTTATCAAAGCAAGATAAAACAGAAGATCTTGTTGATAAACAAATTGTAACTGATTTATCTCTTATTCAGTTTTGTAAAAAATTAGAAAAAGAAAGAATTAAATTAGCCTGTTGTAGTAATAGCATTCGAAGTACAATCATTCGAGTACTTAAAAAATTAGGTATATATCGCTATATGGATATCATTGTATCAAATGAAGATGTGAAAAGCAATAAACCACATCCTGAAATGTTTTGGAATGCAATGACAAGTGTAAGTACTATTCCAGAAAAAACAGTTATTTTAGAAGACAGCCATATCGGTAGACTAGCAGCATTACGATCTGGTGCTATACTTCGCGAGATTCAAGATGCTAATTGTTTGAGAAATGTGCATATACAAAATGAGATAATTGATATGTTAAAAGATGCAGAGGAAAAAGTATCTGTTCCATGGAATAACTCTAATTTAAATGTAGTTATTCCAATGGCAGGTAATGGTACAAGATTTGCGAAAAAAGGTTATACTTTTCCAAAACCTTTGATTGATGTCAAAGGTGTACCTATGATTGAAGCTGTTGTAAATAATTTAAACATCAAAGCAAATTATATTTTTATTGCAAAATCTGAGCATATTGAAAAATATAATTTAAATGATGTGATTCAAAATATGATGAAAGACAAAGCTTACAATGTTACTTTGATAGAACAAGATCATGCGCCGGAAGGTGCGGCATGTACCGTATTGCTTGCAAAAGAATATATCGATAATGATTCACCTATTCTCATTGCAAACTCAGATCAAATCTTTGAATGGAATTCTAATGAATGTATGTATGCTTTCAAGCATGAAGAAATAGACGGTGGTATTTTAACATTTAAAAACTCACATCCAAAATGGTCATATGCTGAAATTGCTGATAGTGGATTTGTAAAACGTGTAGCTGAGAAAGTTCCACTGCCGGGAAACAACGCTACAGTGGGTGTGTACTATTGGCAAAAAGGATCTGATTTTGTTCGTTATGCTGAACAAATGATTGCTAAAGATATACGTGTAAATAATGAGTTTTATGTTTGTCCTGTTTTTAACGAAGCTATTGCTGACGGTAAAAAGATTCGAGTCAAAAATGTAGATAAAATGTGGGGTATTGGAACTCCAGAAGATTTAGAAGAGTATTTACGGCATGAGTAAAAAATTATTAATTGCTGGAGGAGATAGTTGGTCATCTCCTAAAGAACCTTACTATGAAGAATCAGGTATGGATAAAATCTGGCCTGATTATGTTGCAGATTTTTTTTTTTTTTTTTTAATACATACAGGTCTCGGTGGTTGTGGCATCTTTTATATTCATAACGCTGTTGTTGATGCAGTTGAAGCAAATCCGGATAGAGAAATTGTAGTGATGGTAGCTTGGTCTCAAGCCATGAGATCGGTACCATTTGATATGTCTATTGGACAACTAACTTTTAACGTGCACATGCCAGATTTACAACCGCCTTTTGGTTTAGCAAGAACTCAATGTCAAAAACGTATAGCAGAATTATTGAGACTACATGTTGAATGCTATGATGATAGAGGTAGTAAAGTTGTAGGTCACACTAAAGATGAATTTTATCGAATGGTTGCACGTTGGTCATTGAGGCATATTTATCTTTTAAATGAATATTGTAAAAATAAAAATATAGAAATTATTCACCATAGAGCTCTAAATATTCTAAATGGCATTGAGTGGATACTTGATCCAAAGCTTGATCATGTAAATAGACATAATATGAATATGGCTGTAAGAGCTGATCATCCGATGAATCATTATTTTCAAAAAATAAAAGAGTGGAATAATGTCGTAGGTCCTGATTTATTTCAAAAAGGTAGCGATTGTTATGCTCTTTATCCAAAATATTACATAAGTAAAACAGAACCTCATCCAAACGCAAAAGGAATGGAATTGATCGCACATTCTTTTGTTAATAAATATATTGAAGTCTATGAAGAAAGGTCAACTGGAGAAGCAGACTATGTCTACGACTAGACCACTTATTGCAGCTGGATGTAGCTTTTCATACTCAAATTTAGACGTATATAAACAGCATGGAATATTTGCGTGGCCAAAAATTGTTGCTGAACAGCTAAATATGGAACTCATTGAAATATCTAGAGCTGGAGCAAGTAATTCTTATATTGAAAATGTTGTTACAGACTCCATTTTAAAATATAAACACAGAGATCCAATAGTAATGGTTCTCTGGTCACAGCCGTCAAGAGTAAATGGAAATGATTGCTATACTTACTTTTTAAAACCAGAAACTGCAGTAAACGAGTGGTGGTGCAACCATTGGAATATAACTCGTGAAGATATTCCATATCTTTATGTTATTAATAGTTTAAGATCTATTTGGAGAACTAAAGCTTTTGCTGAGCAGCATGACATAGAGTACCATCATGATTTGTCAGGTTGCTGGTGTATCCCTTTCTTTAAAGCTTTAAAAGTTGATTCGAAAGAAACAAAAGATAAAATAAGAAAAAATTGGTATTTTCAGAACTTAGAATTTTCGATGAAAAATCTTGAAGATGGCGACATTTATTCTGAGATACCCGGTGATGGTCATCCTGATCAAGATTCTCATGAAAAAATAGCAAATAGATTTATCGATAAATATAAACGAAAATTTCAAAATAGAAACTTTATATATGACTGATTTAAAATGGAGTCAATACGACTTTTCAAAAATACCATTTGATAATATAGTTAAAGTCGGACAAAGAACTATGCTTCACCGCGATTTATTTACGGTGAGTTGGTTACTTGGACGATTTTGTAATTACTCATGTTCTTATTGTTGGCCATACGCATCAAGCCGTGTGAAAGATCATAGACCTATCGATTTAATTTTGATGACAATTGACGAGATCAAACGTCAATCTCGTGAGAATAATTATAATTCTTTTCATTTTAGTTTTAGTGGTGGTGAACCTACATTTCATCCACAATATTTAGAAATCATGGAATATTTAGCTGATGACGTTACTAACTGTAATTATCATTCAGTACACATGACTTCAAACATTTCACGTAAAATCAAATGGTTCGAAGAATACGCTAAAATATGTTCAAAGTTTAATCGAGCAAGTATTACTGCATCATGTCACAGAGAACACGTTGACACTGATGCCAAGGTTGCAGACTTTGCAGATAAGTTAGAATATTGCCAAAGCCAAGATATTCAAGTTACAATTAACCAAGTAATGCTACCAGATAAGTTTGAACAATGCTGGGAAGACGCATTATATTTTCATGAAAGAGGAATCAATGTCACTCTTAAGCCTCAGTCTGATCCTACTGCCAGTTTCATTGTTGATGGTTATACTGATTCTATGTTGGAACGACTACATAACGGAATGCCTCAACGAGGATTTACTGATATCAAAAAACAGATCTCCCGCCCAAAACCAAAAGTGGAGCTTGATCTCCGCTATGAAACGACTGGTGTCCCGCAACATATGCAAGTAGAACTCGAAGATGATAAAGGAAATAAATACTATATGGACCAAGCTGAAAGGTTCAACGCGTTTAACTTTAATAATTTTAGCGGTTGGAATTGCCATTCAGGCTATCGTAGCATTATTATACGCGAGCCTGACGGTAATATTAAACGGAGCTATTCCTGTGATGACGAACCTTTAGGAAACATCACAACAGGATTTAAATTATTTGATAAACCTATGCCATGTATCACAAAAAGTTGTGTTTCTTCTGCAGATTCTAAAATCCCAAAATACAAAAATGTATAAATAAAGGTTAGCAGGGTAGTAATACCGACAAAGAACTCAACCGGAGTAGTTCATGGCGCAATACGAAGAAATCACTATAGATCAGGGCAGTGATGTGGCTATTCAGTTAGAACTGGTAGATCACACTGGAGCTGCGAAAGATCTTGTTAACCATACAGTGGCAGCTAAATTAAAGAAGAACTATAACTCTTCTGACTCTGACACAACCACGTTTACTTCTATCGTATCCACGCCAGCAACAGCCGGAATTGCTACGCTTACTTTAACTAATACTCAAACAGATGCGCTAAAAGCTGGACGGTATGTATATGATGTAGAACTTTCTTTTGTCGATAGCGACAATAATACTATTGTAGAAAGAATCCTTGAGGGCCGAATTCAGGTTACGCCATCAGTTACTAAATAAGGAACTGACATGGCTCAAAAAAGGACATACGTTAAACGCGTTTTAGTTGGACGTCCAGTCGCAAGTATTAACCAAGCGGCTTCTGGTGTTGTTTCAGGCACCGGCAGACAAGTTGGTAATATACTTGTAAATTCATCCGCAACTGACCTATTTGAACCAGCCACCCTCCAAGGTGGACATATGATCGTTACGTCGCATAATACTTCGACGAACGACATTAACATTGCCATTGACTCATCAGAACTTAATACTTTCATAGACTCAGCGTTGAGCGATCGAATAGGTGGACCGTTCGTTGACTCCGCTTACGTCGAACAAAATTCATTAGATTCAGAACGTGGACTTAACGTTATCAATACTGAGTTTGGCCAACTTAGTACATCACTTATACCACAAACTGACAGTTCCATTGATCTTGGTTCATCAACCAAGAAGTTCCGTAAATTATTCTTATCAGGAAATACTATCAAACTTGGCACTTTGAATCTAAGTGATTCTGGTGGAAACTTTGTAGTACGCGATTCAGACAACAATAACACAAAACTTGATCTTTCTGCTAATTCAACAAATGATCTGATAGAAAGTGATAATTTATATTATACAAGAGCACGATTTGATTCTGCTTTAGGTGATACAACATCAAGAGGCACAATACGTGGATATATTAATTTAGTTGATGCCGGTGGCGATGGATCTCTTACTTATGATTCAGCCGGTGGTAAAATAACTTATACTGGTCCATCTGCTGCTGAAGTAAGAGCTCACTTAAACGGTGGCCACGGAATTGTATATTCTACAAGCACAGGTAATATTTCCGTTGATTCATCAGAGATACGAGGATTGTTCTCTGCTGGTGGTGATCTTACATATAACTCAGGCACAGGTCAATTTACCTTTGATGTTGAAAGTGTATATACACAAGCCAACTTCGAATCAGATCTAAGCTTATCATTAAATGCTACCAACGGTATTGCTTATGATTCAGCATCACATAAATTAAGCCTCATTAATACTGGTGTCGATTCAGGTACTTATGGTTCAGCTACTCGAGTTCCAGTTCTTAGGATTCAATCGGATGGCAGAGTCGATTCTGCTGGTTCAGTATTAGTTGCTGGTGTAACTGGTTTCTCACTTGACTCGGCATCAGGCGTACTTACAATTAGTACTGCTGACGGAGGATCTTTCTCCGCTCCAATTCATAGCAGAGACTCAGCCGAACTCTTTGAGATTTCAGGCAGTAGCATTAACTACGATTCTGGTAGTATTAATCAGTTTACTGCTACGAACATTACAGCTGACTCTGCTGTAATTACAGATGTATCAGGTACTACATTAAATTATACTCAAGCACATCTAGATTCTGCTGTTGCGGTTGACATATCAGGTACCACATTAAATTACTCTCAAGCACATCTCGATTCAGCAAGAGTATTAGATATATCTGGTACAACAGCTAATTTTGTTTCAGGTAATATTGGTCAATTTGATGCCGACTCAGCTAGAGCTACAAACTTTACAGCTGCCACTGCAACTATCGATTCTGCTCGAGCAATAAACATATCAGGTACGGGATTAAATTATACAACTGCACACTTAGCAAATATTTCAGGTGATTCTGCTAAAATCGGTAATATGACAATTACCGGTGATCTTACAGTTTCTGGTACACAAACAACGATAAACACAACAACTGTTAAAGTTCATGATCCAATTATTCACCTTGCAGATAGTAACGAAATTTCTGATATTGTTGATATCGGATTTGTTGGTAAGTATTATCGTGACGGACAGCAAAGACACACAGGTCTTGTAAGAGATGCATCTAACGAACAGTATTACTTATTTAGAGATGTAGTTGATTCTTCTCTTGATTCATCACTTACAATTAATAGATCAGCCACAGGATTTGCAAAAGCTGACATTAACTTAGCCAACTTATTAGCTGATTCAGCGACATTAACAAATATCACTGCAGATAGCGCAGCAATAACTGACATATCGGGCGTTACTTTAAATTACAATCTTGTTCACGCAAAGACCGCAACACTTGATTCTGCGACGTTAACGAATTTAACTGTTACTGGTGTTAGTGATATATCAAGAGCACCAACTGTCGATTCTGGTACTTATGGATCTGCAACATTAATTCCACAAATTACAGTTAATACTTCTGGATTTATTGATAGTATTGGAACCGTTGCGGTTGCTAGCATATCATCTACTACATGGGATTCTTCAACTGGTGAATACACTATTAGTACTGCGGATGGTGGATCATTTAAAACTGCAATTCGTGGTTTTAATGATAATATATCACTCGCGTTTGGTAATGACGATGACGCTACTATCATACGCAATCCTACTAATCTTGTAATTAAAGACTCAAATGGTGGAATTTATCTTGAAGCAGAAGACATTTATCTGTCATCAAAAAATAACGGTAATCCAATTTGGTTACAAGTTGGAGCAGATGATGGCGTAAAACTAAACGACTCTACCGGTAATTTAATTCTAAAAACTAGAAAATATGGTGTAGAATTAAATGGTAGTATCACCGGTGATTCAGCCGATTTCGATATAATCCGAATTGGTGGTAAAGTTATTCAATCGCATATAGATTCTGCATATATCGAGCTAAATTCATTAGACTCAGAAAGAACGATAGCACTTATTGATTCTGATTATATTAGACAAAAAGTAAAAGTTCTTGAAGGTAATATTATTATTCAAGATAGTGATAATAGTGCTAGTGATGGTCCTGATCTTATTTTACGACGTAACTCAGCTACACCTGCAGATAATGATAACATTGGTGCCATTCAGTTTGAAGCAAAAGATGATGGCGATAATAATACAATATTTGCAAATATATTCGGCACTATTGATGATGCTAGCAATACTACTGAAGATGGTGCCATTATCTTTGGAACACAAAAAGCTGGTTCATTAGTTAACACTATGAAGCTAGATGCTTCTAAGCTAGGTTTGATAAATGGTACGAGTCTGGATGTTGCCGGTACTATTACTGTAGGCGGCGAACTTCTTGATTCTTCATTTATAAATTTACGTGCAAAAGAGCTTTCAAATGATGAGTTAAAATTAACACTAGCTAATAACGATGCCACAGCAGGTCCAACATTAATTCTTGATAGAAATAGCTCATCGGCCGCAGATTCAGACGCACTTGCAGCAATTGATTTTAGAGGTAGAAATGATGCAGGTACACCTGAAACAATTGCTTATGCTAAAATAACATCTCATATTCAAGATATGACAGATGGTTCAGAAGATGGTGAACTAAAGTTCAGCGTAATTCAAGCAGGTGCTGATATTGAAAAGTTCGCGTTAACTTCACGAGGTTTTGAATTAGGTACTAACCAAAGGTTATATTTCCAAGGCGACTCTGGAGATCTCTATCTTCATAATGCTTCTACAGGTAGCCATAACTTATTATTACCTGATTCATCAGGTACAATATTAACACGTGATTTTGTATTTAATTTAATCGATTCAGCTTATATTGGAGCAAGACAAAGTTCTACAGGTCTTACTCTTGATTTCGATGATAGTGCTGGAGCAACATTAGTTTCATTAACAATCACACAAGCAGCGACAATTTTAACAGGTTCACCAATTGGTTTTGGTAACACAATAACAGTATTAGATAAAGATAGCGCTGAAGTAACTATCTCGCTCTAATGTATAAATAGAACAAAGGAAACTAGAAGGAAAAGAAAATGGCAGATCGTATTCCACTAGTCATTTCGGGATCGAGTATTAGAGAGATTCCCTCAAGTGACAGGCTCGACGTAAAAGGAGCGTTAGAGGTCAATGGTCATATTACACCGGGTGCAGACTCGGCATATGATATTGGTACTTCATCGCTAAAATTTAGAGATATTCATTTATCGGCTGGTACAATCCACCTCGGTGGTGTTAAGTTACGTGCTGATGGAAATAAACTATCGATTCAAGATAGTACGGGGGCAACTTCAAGTCTTGCCGCGGCTTCACAGTTTGTAAGCGGTGACTCTGGTTCAAGTGAGTTCTTGTTAAGAGTATCGGATGCTATATCACTAGTTGATGCTGGTGGTCTTGGCTCGATGGCTTATGATTCATCACTCGGTAAATTTACATACACAGGACCATCACAAGCCAACGTCATGTCGGTTATGCAAGCGGGAGACGGTATCGCAATTGATTCTGCCAGCGGTACTATTTCGATTGAAACCACTGACTCAGTTACTTTTGGTGGATTAACTGTTGCTGGTAACCTGACTGTCACAGGTACTACAACAACAGTTTCATCAACCAATACAACTATTACAGATCATTTACTTGAATTGAATAGCGGAGCCGCTTCTAATTCTAATGATACTGGTATTATTATTGAACGTGGTTCTACTGGTAACAATGCGTTTATAGGATTTGACGAGTCGGAAGATAAGTTTATTGTTGGTACTACTACCGCTACAGCAGACGCAACCGGTAACCTTTCAATCACAACTGGAACACTATTGGCTAACGTTGAAGGTGCACTTACAGGTAACGCCGCAACAGCAACAAGATTTGATTCAGCGAGAGACTTTACATTCACCGGTGACGTAACTGGTTCAACTACTACTGACTTGGGTGGTAACTTATCAGTTGCTTTGACAATTGCTACTAACGCGGTTTCATCTGATGAGTTGAACTCGGCTTCAACACTATTAATTAAGAATACAGCTGGCACAACACTGAAAACAGTGATTGGAGCAGGAGCATAATAGATGGCTAACCCTAACTCAAGAGACACTCTTATCGACTACTGTAAAAGACGTCTCGGTGATCCTGTTATTGAGATCAACGTAGACGAAGATCAGTTAGAAGATAGAGTCGATGAAGCGATACAGTACTATCAAGAATATCATTCTGATGGTACTTTTCGTGCATACAAGTCTCATCAGTTAACAGCCGACGATATTACAAATAAGTATATCACAACTGCAAGTGAAGTTCATTTTGTAAGTAAAGTATTTCCATTTATTTCAAGTGCAACTGCATCGAAAAATATTTTTAATTTACGATATCAAATGCACTTATCAGAACTTACAGACATGTCTCAATTTGCAGGTGATATTGCTTATTATGAACAAATTCAACAATACCTTTCATTGCTTGACCAAACATTAAATGGCCACGCTATGGTTGATTTTGCTCGTAAACAAAATAGAATTTACATCTTTGGACATATTGAAGACTTAGATATTAAAGCCGGTGATTATATTGTCTATGAATATTACAGCACATATACTGCAGATTCGTTTACTGCGATCTATAATGATTTGTGGCTAAAAGAATATACCACAGCTTTAATCAAGCAGCAGTGGGGCATGAATCTAATGAAATTCGAAGGAATGCAATTACCCGGCGGTGTTATCATAAATGGTAGACAACTTTTTGATGATGCTCAAGGCGAAATTCAAGATCTTAGAGAAAGGATTAGACTCGAACACGAAATGCCGGTAGACTTTTTTATAGGATGATGGCATGCGAAACTATTACATAAGAGACAATGTAAGATCAGAGCAAAACCTCTACGAAGACATTGTTATCGAGTCTCTCAAAATCTACGGACAAGACGTCTATTATCTTCCTCGTGATACTGTTTTCGAGGATAGAGTATTTGGCGATGAGATTCCTGCCAAGTATAATTCAAGCTATAAAATTGAAATGTATATCGACAACGTTGAGGGATTTGACGGTGAAGGAGATCTATTTACTCGCTTTGGAGTTGAGATCAGAGATGAGGCTACCTTCGTAGTTGCTAGACGTAGATGGGCAACTACTATTGGTAATTTTGATAATGAAATTAATAGTGAACGACCACGTGAAGGCGACTTAATATATCTTCCACTTTCTAATTCTATGTTTCAAATCACACATGTAGAACATGAACAACCGTTTTATCAATTAGCTAATCTTCCTGTGTTCAAGTGTCGTGCTCAGTTGTTTGACTATAACGACGAAGATTTCGATACAGGCATTGATACAATACAAGACATCGAAACAGATTTTGCTTATCGTTATAAACTTACTGTATCTACAATACCACAGCGGGCTGCTGGTACTGGAACAATTGGGATACCGAATAAACCATGACGCAGTTACAAGGATTAACAGCAATTTCAATTTCAGATTCAGGCCAAAACTACTTGGTCTCTGGTACTGCGCTGACATTTACTGGTGGTTTTACTCGAGATTCTTCAAATAGAATTAAGTTTGGTAATAATTCACTAGATATGGATGTGCATAGCTATTCCTTTTATGCTGATCCCGACTCGAGCCCTAACCCAGGCAGAAGTTTAGATGGGTGGCTAGCTTTTTGGATGTGGGTAGACTCAGGCGCGTTTACTGGACTTGGTTCAAAACTATTACCACTTTATGAACTTGGAGATAAACTAGTTGCTCCTGAAACTGATTACAGTTATAGAAACAGGTTTGGCATCAATAGCAGCGGTAAAATTGCTGATGTAAATAAGTATACAAATAATGGTCTATCAGTTCAACGTAGTGGTTACTCTCCTTCGGTTGTAGAAGGTCAGTGGAACCACATTTTTATGTCAATTAGTGGTGCTGATTCTGATTTTGCTTCTCGTCAAATGACAATTACAATTAACGGTGAGAGAGCTTATCAAACTAATGGAAGTGGCTTCGGCGGAATGTTAAGCGCAGACAGCGGAGCGCTGTTTGGAAAACAACTGATTGACAGTGACTTTAATGGAGTTGAGTTTACGTTAAACGGTACAGAAATGTACATGGATAACTTATACATGGACTCTGTTGGCATATCTGGCACCGCTGCAGTAAATGTTGGTAAAAAGTTATTTGACAGCGATTCTGATGGTGGGCTTTCTTTATACACTAGCACAACCACTTTTGCAAAATATCAAAGCTTTAATAACTTATCTCCAGCCGCAACTTTAGTAGCCTCTGGTGGTAAAGTTACGAGTGTAAATATTACAGAACCTGGGTTACTTACGAGTGTTCCTACGATTACTTTCCCTCAAGCTTCTTCAAATAATATCAAGGAAGGTGGAGCAATTACTCAGACTCAAAGTAGTACAACTGTAACAGCAGAAGTTGCTAAGTATTCAGATTCTGATGGCATTATTCATGCTATTCATTTAAGTTCGTCTAATGGCGAATTTGCTACATTTCAGGCGAATAGTACTATCACAGTTGATTCGGCAAATAACATTTACACACTTTCAGCTGTGGCTGAGGAGAATACTATATCTCAGAACGAACAAAATACAGATTTTGGAACATTTGGTGACGATTTCTTAGACTTTAGTGAATCAAATCCATTTGGTGATCCATCGGGGAATGATTAATGAGCGATGATATTTTTGACTTTGGCTTTACAGCCGTAGATGAAAACGAACTTGAGGCAGTTCAAAAGACGCAAGCGAAAGCAGCAGAAGTTGAAACTACTGCAGTGGCAACTCAAGAAAAGATAGATAAATTATATAATGCAATTGTGCCATTATTAAATAACTTAAAGAAAAACCCAGAAAAGGAGTATATTCTCTGGCCAGATAGATTAACAAAAGTTGAAGCTTTTGAAGATCACCTACAGAAGATATATAAAAGTTAATGTTTGGAACGCACTTTTATCACGAGAAAACGAGACGAGCAGTTGCTATCTTTGGTAAACTGTTTAATAACTTGTATGTTATTCGTAAGAACTCAGCTGGTGCCTCTACGTCTCAGGTAAAAGTACCGTTGGCATATGCGCCAAAAGCAAAATATTTAGATCGTATTCGTGAAAATCCAAATCTTAATACTGATACAAAGGTAGCACTTAAACTTCCACGTATGTCTTTTGAAATTACTTCACTAGCATATGATGCAGCTCGAGCAATTGCTAAGAGTAATAATTTTACGAAGTTTGGTACAACAGTAAATAATAGAAATAAATTTTATACTGCAGTCCCTTACATAATTACTTTTCAATTGAATATTTACACAAAAACTTTAAATTCCCATATTTTGAGTTTGACTTAAATTAAAGACACTTCCTCTATGGGATATGGCAATGAAACTAGGATGTTCTAAACTTTTTAAAACTGAATAAGTTTACTGGGAGTTGTACATTAACACTGATTGTAGGGACCACATGATATATCAATCAATCAAAAAAGTAAAGTTATTTTTGGATTCGGGGATTCAAACGAAAAATTACAGGTATGGTGACGTAAGATTTTAGCATCCCACGAAAAGCCCTAATATAAGTCATTCTAAATCTACAC